GCATTTTGCACCTGTGTTCTTAAACTGCTTGCCAATGACTCTATACTCGCTATCTGTGAGTTTATCTGACTCGCCAACTGGTCTATAGTAGAGAGTCCACTATTAAGCAATCGGTACAGCCTTTCAAATTCAGCCTTTACTTTCTGAAAAGCTGATAAAGGCTTCTCTGTACTCCCTGCTTCCAAGTTTAACGGATAACCTGTCTGGTAATTATACTGTGCCATTTATCCCACCTCCACTAAATCACTGTCTATTTTATTAATCATCAAAGGTGCATTTACACCCCTTGCTTTCATATCAAAACTCCTGTCACGATACACCATCCACTTTGTGTTGAACTGTGTTTCGTTAGGAAATATATAACTATTATCATCTACTATATTGGTTGTTATCTCCCTTATGAACTTTTCTTTGATTTTTCCTTCTGGTATCGGTACTTCAATTTTCCCTTTTGCCATTATTACTTCTGCTTTTTGGAACGTGTCACTGAATGGCACATATGCTACCCTTACCCTCTTTAAAAGGTAATTGTAGAATGATGTATCAGTCTTAGCCGTAATCCTCCAATTAACTGGCGTTGCTGTATTTGAATATAATTCATCATAAAACACACCATTCATCAGCCGTGTAACCTTGTCAGCCTTTACCAAAAGCACAGAAAAGTAATCAGTAACCAAATCCATTACCCTGTTCTTAAAATTACGTTGCAGAAAGGCTCTGAATGTCACATCGAATATTATTACATTACCGCCCCTTGATGTTATCCAAATCTGATTAAGTATCGGGATAAACACCATTTTCGTTTCTTCAATATCCAAATCACTAAAGAGATTATTTATATTAACTGCAATATTCTGTGGTTGAATATCACCATAATTCTGTGTTGTCTGTAAATAAAACAAGCTATCCCTGGACAGTATAAAAACCCCGTCTTGAATAGCTGTATAACAATTCCTGTTGAGAATATTTATGTTTCTTGCAACTTCAAGCAAATTCCAATTAGGATAATTGCCTGTTAATCTGTATATTTTCCCGTCTGCCTTGATAATGATTATGTCAGATGATAAAGCTGTCACTCCGACAATATCCGCAGCACCTTCTTCACCTTCCTTATAACCTACATCAATCCATTTAGATGTACTATCGTCACTAGATGTATCTGTCCAATTTTCTTCATCTCCTACACCACTTGAAACAAGCGTGTATTTATACCATATCCACACACGACCATTTTTTACAAATACACCATTGCATACAGCAGGACTTGACGCTATTGTTTTCAACTCTAAACCTGTCCAATACTGTAACTTCCCACCGCTGGCTATGAGCAATCCATGCTCCCACATTACAGCCATTGGTTTTTTATCGCCATTGAGAGAACCAATCCGCACAAAATCTGTCCCATCACCCACCATATCTATAAGGTGAGTCTTATATATTTTCCTGTTTGAGTCAATAACAATAAAAATGTTATTGATTCTGTCATAAAAACAATCCGTCAGATTTACATTAGCAGGTGCTTTGAAAATCGTTATTGAGCCACTGCTTGTCTGCAATGCTCCTGTGGATTTGTTGAAATCCATATTAACACATTCAGCCAACTGATTATCTGCTATCATTTCGGGTACAGTTATTGTATTTAGCCCTCCATGAAAGTCGCCCCTGCGTATTACTCTGTCACCTTCTGATTTACTTGACAATCTCATGTTATCGCCCCCAATGCTTGAACGATAAGCTGTTCAATCTGACTCTTTAATGCTTCGTCCTGCTGAACATTAAACTCATGTTGGTTAAGTGCATACACACTTGCAAGACTTATCAATAAATCCTGCAAATACTCCTTACCTTTAAACGGCAACTCATCTGTTACTGCGGTTATCCTGTCGGGATAAAAGAAAAATCTTACAGTCACCATTACACTTCCATCTACAACATGAAAGTTTTTTCCCTTTATCATTACAGGAAAATTCCCTGCAAACCTCGCAAAATTCTTTGGTACAGGATTATCCTCACTTGTCCCGTCAACATCCATATAATCAGTTACACTGGGGTCATTCCTGTCTATCAACGCACTTACAATGTATGTCAATGCGTTATTGATATACTGAATAATCAGGTCGTCCGTGTAACCTGTGTCATACTCATCATTAATTCTTTCCCTTATCTGTGCTATTGCTTCACTTACTAACATTAATCACCACCCCTTACACTCTCCAAGGTAGTTTCTGCTTTGCATGTGCATATTTTCTTGCAGGTATCAGTTTCATAGCGTTATCTGTCACAAACTGAGTTGCTGTGTCAATTTCACCGCTCAATATATATTTTGTGCAGGTAGCAATAAAATCAAAAAATGGTTTTGGCAAATCTATTACATCGGCTACCCCAAATGCAGGAAAAGCAAAACGATACCAAAAAACTACGCTCTGCCGTGTAAACAGTTTATTTCCGCTTATCTTATACTGCCCATATCTTACCAGCCCATCAACAGATGGTGATAGTTCGTAACCATTTCTCGCTAAAACCTTGTCAACAGCCTCGTAATCATCGGGCAAATCAAACTCAGCCAGGTTAGTATATGGGTCGTCATAATACACCCTGCCTACCCTTACACTATCATCTGGAAAATTGTATTCAACCGCCTTTTCCATAAAGTCACTGTTAGTCATGGCAAAGCGATTAGCTATCAGTCGCATAGCCTTATTGAGAGCATTCAGTATATCCCAATCAGAGTATTTGACTTCGTTTATGTCCTTTTCCTCTATTCTGACCTGCCTTATAATATCGGCTACTGTAATCCCACTCATTTTGCACACCACCCTTGATAATACTTTTGCCTAGTATGTACCCTCAGTGCGGAATGAACCTCAAAAAATTTTTTGATGTATTTCTGATACTCATAATCATCATGGGCGTACTGTGCTTTTCTTGCCATTATCAGCCACGGGTCATAGCTCCACATTTCGGGTGGTATATACCCTAAACAGTGAACGTCCTTCATTCTTTGCCCATACTGATTATCTTCCTTAGCCAATTCTTTTGCTGTGCCGATGTTGAAATGATTTTTCATTTTCACATCGCCTGTTTCTTGATTAACATATATTTCTCTTTTTGTTATCATTTTCAACACCCCATAAAATAAAATAGGGCATATGTCGTTATGACACATACCCTATTTATTTTCCTGCCATTAAACTTAGGCGATGTTCTTGATTGCAGCAGAAGCCAAAGGCTGGGTGGCTTCCAAACCCATAATAGCGGAAGCAACAAAACGCTGATAAGAACCTTCTTTTTTCAACTTGTCGTCCGGAATTACATGTGGTTTGTCGAACCAACGAAGTCTCCAATACGAAGGGTCAATCAGATAAATGCTGTCATTAGCCAGGTTGCGGTGAGTGTTAGCCTTAACAACGCCGAAATCAGTCTCATAAGTAGTAACAACTTCATCCACCCGATGGTCAGTCTGACTGCGCTGTGTAGTATGTACATTTGTAGCCAACTGACTGAAACGCCTACGATTTGCGGAGGACAGCCATACTTCACTTGGAGTACCACCACGGCTTGTTGCCATTTGTACGGCGTCATTGATGGAAGTCAGTGTAAATGCACTGCCACCAGCATTGACAACATTGTTCAGCAAAATTGAAACATTGGTGCCTGTATCGGAGAATGTCACCTGCTTACTGGTATCATGTTTCACTGCTCCCTCTAAGGAAGTATAAAGTTCAAACTCTGTGCCTGTGGTGCCGACAGTGCGAACATAATAAGGCACATTGGCAGTAACGCCTGTTGGGAGCGTATCACCAACAATATACACCCACTTACCTGTTACCAATTTGTGAGGGGTGGCAGTAGTCATTGTCTCAGTAGTAGCATTTACAGTCACACTCATAGTATCTTCCGACAGGAAATAAGGGATACCACCTGTCATTGCCAATGTACCTGTCCCATCTTCTGCGTTAGCCGTGGTATTAGCCATAATAGCAAACTCCATATCACCAGCCAAAGCCTTCAACCGCTTTTCAACCAATCTGGCCAACTCATTCTGCTTAGGGTCGTAGGTTTTCCATGCCTTCTGCATTACGTCAGATACTTCTCCATCTACACGGAAAATCTGACAATAATTTTCCATCCGGCCAACGCCCTCTGCTCGCTCAAAAGTATAAGTATCAAATTCTGAACGCTGATTAACTCGTGGTGGCCGGAGGCTGTCAAGCTGCCATTCAAACTTCATTTCATGTGCTTCATCACCATCTGGAATAGAGGACAAAAATGGTGTGTTATAAGGGTCAATGTTGACCAACAATGGTTTTATGTCTCTGTAAAGAGAACCTTCTGCGAGCCAAGAAGCACTCTGACTCTCTGTGTAAGTAACTTGTGGCATATGCACACTTCCTTTCTTCTTGTTACATAAAAATTTTTATTATAACATCTTTGAAATTAAGCCAGTCATAACTTTGCTTCTTTCAAATGTGGATAGATTGCGGAGTTTGCTGAAATCAAAATCCATCCCATCTGTGTTTTCTTTGGTTGGTTGACTGGCATTTTCAACTTTTGGGACACTAGTCCGTTGAGGTATTTTGGTTACCCCTGTGGACTGCTGATATACCTTACGCTTGCAAGTATCATAGTATTCTCTCATTACCTGCAAGTCTGCCATAGTGCAACACTGATTATTTATATTGGCTTCTGCCTGTATAATCCGCTGCGCCTGTCCATAAGGCATAGTCATTTTATCAGCATCCATCATGGCAGTTATTTTCGCAAAGTTAGGTTCATTAAGATTTTCCTGCATTGCAAAATTTCTTATTTCTGCCATACATGAATTATGTTGTGTTATTCTCTGCTCCATGAGAATTTCATTTCGCAGATAATCCTTTAACTTGGCTGTTGCCATGGTTGAGTAGGCTTCCTCGAATTTCTTCTTGGTTTCTGTCCCATTCTCCATGTACTCTATATTTTCCAAATCATCAGCCTTTAAATTCATTGAAGCCATCGCCTGAGTTCTTGCTTCCTGCATTATCCTTTGCATTGCCTGTTGTTCGGCTAATGCTTTCTGAGTCTGCATTTCCCTCATCTGTGCTTCCTGTTGTTGCTCATACTGCTTCTGTACCGCCAAATTCATCAATACCTGCCTTTGCTCTGGCGATACCCTACTTTCGTCTAACATTCCGGCTGCGGATGCCTTTACAAGCTCATCCATGCTTTCATAGTATTTAGGTTCCGTAAGAGAAGGTTCAGTAGGTGGCTTTTCTTCATTAGGCTGTGTTTCTGTGGTATCTCCCTCAGTATTCCCCTCAGTCTCCCCTGTCTCGCTTACCTCGGTTTCCGTAGGCTCACGGCCTCCAAATATGTCCCCTGTTATCTCCAGGCGGCTGTTCCCTTTTTCGTCCTTGACAATTCGGGCTGAACCATCTTCATGTTCCTTGGTTTCCTCCTTCGGAGCAGGTTCAGCAGGAGCGGTAGTCGCTGTGCTTTCAGCAGGTGCTACGCTTGTTGCTACCTCATTTGTCATTGTTGCTTCGTTTTCCATTATTTATCCTCCTTATGTAATTTGTCAGAAGCTATTTTCCCCTCGGCTACTATCACCGACAATTCTTTCAACAACTTATAACATGCCTTGTATTCATTCTGAATACCTTCAATATCTACCGCAGGATGTGTCAGTATCTTCTCCAACAAGTCTTTTTCAATCCTTGACTTTAACTTGTCAATAAACTCGACAAGCTCATTTGCAGCCATACCATCTTTAGCTTTTTGAATATTGACCTTCTTTTTCTCGTCCTTATTCTTGGGTATACCCCTTGGCATTATCTGTTACCCCCTTTTACATTGGCATCGAACAACTCTTTTTCTGCAATATCATCTTCTGGTACTTGAATACCAAGATAATCCATAATAGCTTTGTCCTTTGCTTCAATAGGCAAATCCTTGTAATTGAGCGACATTCTAGGAATACTAGACCGTTGCAACTCAGAATCAAGTTTGGTACGCATAAGAAGAATCTGCTTATCAAGTTCTTTCTGCTCTGCTTCTTGTTGCTGTTTTGCTTTCTGCTGTTGCAACTGCTTCCACATATCAGAGTCAGGGTCAAGAAGATAATTCTGTACATTCCGTACTCCCATCTTCTCAAACAAATCTTTAGCCGTTTCATACCATGATTTTTCGTTGACTACGCCTAAATTCTGCAACATTGGGAATAACTGTTGCATTATCATTATCAGATAATTCATCTGAGCTTCTTTGGTCGCTGCTCCCTGTCCTGTGTTAATGGTCAAATCATAATCAATATCAAGTTCATCTGGTGTAATAACCACCATATCATCATTCAGCCTAAACTGTTGATACGGCTCTAAGAACATTTGATTAAGCTTAATGATGTGTTTGATGATAGGAACGAACGAGGTTTCGGCGAATATCCTTGCCAATAATTTCATGCGTTTGTCAGCAGCACCCATTATCAGGCTAATACCTGTTGCAGACTTATTAAGACTGTTGCTGTCAAGCCCTTGGTTATACCTTGTACTACCGCTTTGTGCTTCAATCTCATTCTGGGCATACTGTACAAGTGTCATTGTCGCTGGGTCAATCGGTATATGTGGGCTTATCATTACACTGTCAGAAGGGCTACCATCATTGACAGGTATTATCTCATCGCCATCAAGCAACGCTTCCATGTCAACATTCTGTGCTGACACAAACCTCTGTGGTCTGTTATTTTTAGCGACCGCCACTATCACCTGTCTTATCAGTGCAGTTTTCAAATCCTGCAACTGTTCAAGATTGTTAGCTACAGAATTGTCACCAAATGGCAGATATGGGTCAAGCTCTGGGCTGAACAGGAAAAACGGAACACTTCTGAAACTGTTCTCCTGCACAGCTATAATGGTATCTCCTACCGCATGTACAATCAGTTTCTCCATAATTCCGTCATTATTGTAATCCACATTCAGATATGCTTCATACAAATCAACGTCCTTAGAAGCCAAATCATCATCACTTAACATCATTCCGTATTCATCAAGATATTGGTTTGTATACTGTTGGAAAGATGTCCTGTGTGCTGACTCATGCTCCTTTATAGCCTTGTCAACATCTTGGAAAATTCCCTCTCGCTCCTTGCGTTTTAGGTAATCTCCCTTGACTGTTTTCCTTTGAGCAACAAACTTGCTTTCGTCCAACGTCTTACCATCGGGAGTAAATCTCAGCTCTGACGGACTCATATTCTCCAACACAGGAGCATTGTAGTGTACGTCTATTTCATCATACTTTAGAATAGCCCCAATATCGCTGACCAACTTTATGCCTTTTATTTCTATTTTCCCCATCTGTGCCAACTGCAAATACTGTAGGATATTGGTTTCATCAACCATCACTTTCATTTCAGTTCTGGTTTCGTCCCTGTGCCAATATACCTTGGCTACACCCATATTGGTAATCAGCCCTTCTCTTATGAAGTTATACAGAAAATAGAAATAATTGTTTTTCTTATTGACCTGATATTTGACTATTGATTGAAGTTTCTTGGCTGCCACATCATCATCAATGTTTACACCCTGTATGTCGCAAGGGTCGTCTGTTCCAATGAACACTTCCATAAGTGCTGGAAGCATCCAATCAATAGTTGTTTTTACGTCCTTGCTTATCCAATCGCTTGTTTCAGACAAGTTTGGAAATTTTTCCCTAAACAGTTCCTTGGGGGCATCGTAAATCTTCCTTCGCTTAACAAGCTCTGGGTCAATCTGCCCTGTGTAGAATTTCTCCGCACTGTCCCTGCCATTTATGAAAGCCTTATGTATTTTTTCTTTCTCTTTCTTTTTGAGAGTCTTTAAGGAGATTTCCTCTTTCGGTGGTCTTATACTTTGCTCCAAAAGATTAAACCCCTCTGTAAAGTTTGCCATATGCTCACCTCTTACTCTCTCCATTCCATAACAAGCACCTCACACGGAGTATCAGCTATCATGTAGAAATTTCCTGTCCCACCTTCATAGTTGACAGGCAGTGTAAATATATTGTCTGCATCCACAGGATAACCACATTTAATACTTACATTTTTGCCACCTATCCATACTGTAGCTGCCGCACTTTCAGCAGGTAAGCCTACGGATATTGTGTTTCTTCCGTGTAATGGTTCAGCACCTACCTTGATAGGTGTCGGTGTAGTACCACACTGTACATAGCCTTGAATACATGAACCAACTGAATATCTAAATGCACCTTGCGTTTTCATGCTATCACCTCACATAGCCCCCCATTTAGGGAGCTTATTCTTCTTCCTTAACCTTTTATATTTCATGTTAATATTTACCCTCACAGGAAAAGCAAACGTCAAAGCTAATGCGTCAGCCAAATTCGGGGAAGCTATCCCCCTTCTTTTCATATCATCCTTAGATTCAAGGCAATGCTTACCTCTTGTGTTGATGTGTGCTTCTGGTGCTATCAGTTCTTTTGCGAGTGCTTCATCATCAATGCAACCACCTTCCTGCAACCACTTCTTCATTTCAAACCACATCTCGGCTCGCTTGTTCGCATAATCTTCTTTGTCAGATTTTGAGCCAAACGGGACAATCTTCCAGTTCGTCCTGCCCATATCTTTACCTGCTGAGTAAATACCAGTACCATAACCCATATCAATGAACACCGCACTAGCTCCATATTGGTCTTGAAACCCTGCTATCATTCGTGCAACTTCCATGTCATTATCATTCTTAGGTAACTCTTTCAGTTTCTTTGTGTATATCCCCTGCCTTAGATAAATCGCCAAAGTATCATTACCACTCCACGCAGGGTCTACTCCAATAATAGCAGGTGCAAATTTGTACTGCCTTTCCTCGGCTTTCCTTTTCATAGCCTCATCTACTAAATCTCTCGGTATAAGCTGATTATCTCCTGCACTCGGAAACTGCCCCAAGACACGAACCTTTACAAAGTCACTGTCAATTCCGTACTGCTCTATCCATTTGTTAAGCACACTCTTGTTTGATATAGCCACCTGCCGGCTGTCAAGCTGTAAAGTCTGCCAATACTTACTCTCACTGTGAAAACAGTCGTAAAACTTACCACTGTTTCTTGTCGGATTCCCAAAACAGCACCACGTTATATCGGTATTGGCATCCGTCATGGCACCCTCTGTAACCCTCCATATTTCATCAAAAATAGCAGATGCTTCGTCAAATATAACCAATATCCGCTTTCCTTGATTGTGCAGTCCTGCAAATGCTTCCGGATTGTCTCTGCTCCAAGGTATAGCGTCTATCCTCCACGTCTTTTCGTGGCTTTCTTCTACCGAGAATATGGAAGTCGCTGTCATATCAAAAAATTCTCTCCCGATAAACAGCCGATACCATTTTGAAAGTTCAGCCCAAGTCTTTGTTCTTAACTGTGTCTCTGTATTCGCAGTTATTACACCTTTGGTATCTTCATGTGTTGCTATCGCCCAAAGTATCAGCCATGATACCAAAGCCGACTTTCCCGTACCATGACCTGTCGCTACAGCTATCCGTGTAACTTCATTGAGGTTCATAGAGCCACGCCCTACCTTCAACATGATTTCCCTCTGCCAATTGTCAGGGCCAGAACACTCTGAAAGTTCCCCTGTCCCCCATGGAAAACACGCCTTTACAAATCCTAATGGGTCATGCGTAAATCCTGCTATGAAATTGAGTAACTCTATCTTCCCACTCATACAACCTGTCCTTTAGCACCTCACAGGAATCGAACCTGTTTTTATTCCAAATCGGTACATGTTGGCACTTCCCAAAGGATTTGAACCTTTATCTTACAGTTTTGGAGACTGTTGTTTTCCCAATTAAACTAGAGAAGCGTGTTGCATGGCAGACTGACGAGGCGGAGGTAATACCTTCCAATCTGCCATGCCTAGCTATATGTATTAAAACCACATGTGGTAATATTCTTTGGCAGGAGCAATCATGCCCTTGACTACTCCTGCCAGTAGCGAAATTCCTATCAAGGGAACTTGATAGCTTGTCAGCCGTTGCCTTTACTTCGTCATTCTCTCAGAAGCTACAGCAACGACCAACAGTGTTGAAATGAATAGATAAGCCTTCCATCTAGGCTATTTTATTAGTAAACCTCATTAAGAGGTTACGGACTTAATACAAACCTTGGGTATGGATTTGCACCATACATGCCTGTGTCTCGGCTCGGCTACATACTCTCCTAGGCGAGTTGATGTATTGTTAAACCTAGCGTCTACCTATTCCGCCACCAAGGTTATTAACTTTTTGGCTGGGGATATGAGTGCTGCCCTCATGCCTTGGGAGTCAAAGTCCCATATTCTGCTGTTAAACTAATCCCCGATATTAAAACCCTCTCTCAGCTATACGCTTCATCAAGAGGGGATTGTCGTTTAAATAAGCCCTTGGTCATACTCCAAACCTCTTTGGTCACTAATTATTTTTGCTCTTTGGTACTCCCAAGGGCTAATTAAACCATTTACTCTGTGGACACCCTCCCTAATAAAAAAAGACACTCTCTTAAAAGTGCCTTTTCCTTCTTGTGTCCACTGCACAAAGTACAATCCCTAGTAAAACCCCGGCTTTTTTCATGCCTTTTCTTTGACATGTCCTCTCACAGTGAACATTGCTTTCAATTTTCCATAATTTTTTCGAGAGGAAGATTATGACTTTTTCTTTTACTACCGCTTTCCTATCCCCCACTACCCTACTAGGGGTCTGAAATTTTATAATTTTTTCGAGGTAGGGTATATATAAAATTTCTTGCAATCACAAAACATACACCCCACCAGTACCCCCACCCCTTTGATACTGGAGCAGCTTAGCTTGTCCAGGTGTGTCTTGTTATTAGTTCCGATAACGATTAATTATCGGCAGTAATAATATATTACACACCACAAAGCCTTATGTATCAATGGTTGTAGCGTTTTAGTGATTAAACACAGAACTTGGATGTATAGCCTATACAATCACATAATGCAATATTAATTAATATACATGCATTAATTAACGCTGCTAATAGGTGTTATGTCAACAGTGTTATCAGCTATTAACCTTGATCTAGCCTGATTGAGAATATCTGCATAATTATCTGTTTTAACCTCAAGCTTGTTAATATACATACCGTTGCACCTGCAAAGCATATCTAATGCCTTTAACCTCTCAAATAGCTTATTATCCTGATTTCTTGCTATTTCTGTTAATTCTGACAGTATCTCATTAGCTTGCATATAAGGTTTTACATCAACCTTAACACCTTTAAGAAGTCCAGCTTGAACAATTTCTTGAGATACTTGTTTAATATCATATTTTTTGAATATATTGCTTATAACCTCATC